GTTTCCCAGTCACGATCGGGGGCCAGATGAGTCGGACAATGCATACCTGTATCGCATTAAGGATCAGGCTAAGCAGTCGGCAAAAGAAGCTGCAGATCGAGGCACTGAGATTCACGCAATGATTGAGCGTGGGTATCTTGGATTAGACTATACCAGCCAGGCATTTAAGTCTGTTAATTACATCCTGGAAGGTTTGCATCCGCATCAAGACTGGTCTGCTGAAGCATCATTCTGCAGCGATCTCGGATATGGCGGCAAGATTGATTTGTACTGCCCTAATGAAATTGTTGTTGACTTTAAGACCAAGGATGACCTGGCAGGGAAAGACCCTGAGAAGCTTGTTTATGACGAGCATGGCATGCAGCTATCTGCTTATGCTATGGGTTTAAAGTTTGATAACCCAACTAGAATATCGGTGTTTATTGACCGACAAGACCCATCAATTGCTTTGCACTACACATGGGACAAAGAGTCACATGCTAAGCACTGCATGATGTTTAAAAACCTACTGTCATACTGGCAGCTAACTAAAAACTATGAACCTAAACTGGAGAGACTGATATGAGTAACTACGAGCAAAAAGATAATAGCGGCGCGATGTTTGTTAATGACAAGAAAGAGTCTGATACGCATCCTGATCGCAAGGGCAGCGCTATGATTGACGGCACTGATTACTGGGTATCTGGCTGGATTAACGAAAGTAAGTCTGGTACAAAATACCTAAGCCTTAAGTTTACCGCGAAAGAAGAAGCGCAATCTAAGGGTGTGGCCCAGGCAAAGCAGGCTGTATCTGCACCAGCTGAGTTTGACGAAGACATCCCATTCTAGAAATTAAAAAGGCCCCTCAAGGGGGGCCAAAACCATATAGGTTTAGCAGGTCGGGGGAACCCGCCTATTTAATTTAACACAACACCTGGAATTAACAATGGAATTACATGATTGCGGTAAATGCCTAAAACGCGCTCAGAGCCACTATAACGTCGGTACAGAGGCTTTAGCTGCTGATCTTAATGTATCGCGTCACCAGATCTACAGATGGCGTAATATGGAAAACTGGAAGGTTCATACAATGCAGAAGATTTGTAACAGCATTGGAATAACGTATGAGCAGTTTATAAATTGTAAGTAAAAAAAAGCCCTCCGCGAAGAGGGCTTGAAACACAGTTTATGCTGTGGTGTACTGGAAGTGTGAAAAACAGTAACGGAAAAGATATTAACAGATCTGTTGATATTCGCAAACAAAATTCCGTTAAGCATTTGGGCATGGGGCCGGTGAGATCCTTAGATTAAACACCGGAGCGTGGTTGACCCTCCAGACAGTGCCCGACCGATATTTCAGTAAATAGAGGTCGATAGGTTGGATATCCGATACAAATGCGTCTGAACTGCGGAGTTGAGTAATCCCTCTGATTTATTTTTTTATAGGCTTTTGCCTGTGAAAGGGTAAAAAGTACCTGATATAAAATATGTTTTGACAGTAAGTAAACATAAATGTATAAAGTAAATTCATTCATAAAGACAGGGCGAGACAACGTCGAGCCAAGAGGATATAAACATGAGCCAGAAAGAAAGAATATTGCAGCACTTCAAAAGCGGCAACACCATTACGTCATTAGAAGCTTACAATGAGCTTGGCGTCACCCAACTAGCGACTCGGATATATGAGCTTAAAGCCGAGGGCCATCCAATTTTATCTGATCGAATTAAAGTAACTAATCGCTTTGATGAGCAGTGCATGGTCTCAAAATACTATTTGGCGGAGGTGTAACATGCTTACTGTTGATGGAGCTACCTATGTTGTACCTGCAGACTTTTACGATAAGCTTGTAGAAAACTACGGCCAAGATCTTGTTAGCCAGGAGCTAAACGCTATGGAGATGTGGCTTTTAGCTAACCCAAAAAACCGAAAAACTAAAGGCGGTATGACTCGCTTTATTAATTCCTGGTTAAAGCGTACTAAAGCAACTGGTGGCGTATCACCGTATGCAGCTCAACACCAGGCAGCAGGCTCGAAAAATGACGACAGTATTCGCGGCAGATCTCTTGATTGCTCACTTACAGATATATCCTGGCTAAGCGGTGAAGAGAAACAAATCCAAAAGCAGTTTTATCTTACTACTCGCGGCTTTTATTTTGATGGCGGCATGGAGGTTAAGCGAGCATGAGTATTCTAAAGTTTGAATACAAGGGTAAAAAATACCCTGCTTTGCTGACCAGGCTGCATACCATATCTGAGATATCAAATATCACTGGCATACCAACTGCTGCTTTAAGAAACAGATTGCGTAATACAGACCTGATTACTGACACATTGCTATACCCACACAATTTGCCAAGAAAGGTCCATAAAATAAAGTTTAGTGGCGAGCACGACCAATTTGTTGATGGTCGAGAGTACACAACTACAGAGTACGCAAAGTATGCTGGCATAGATAACTCTACTATGTGGGGCCGAATCCGAGGCAAAAATGATGTTACGCCGCACGACCTTAGAGAGCCTGACGGCAAGTACAGCAAAAAAGGTAATTATGAGTACGCATCAAGCCTGGAAAACAGAGTTGAGCGTGAATCACAAAAATGGCTATCGAGGAAATTAGTATGACCCAGGGGGATTTTGTAAGAGTTGACGGTAAAGCGAATATTGAGCAGCGCCTAGAGTTTATTCGACGCAGGCTGTATGAGTGGGACTACGAAACTCCAGCTGTAATTAGGCTAGAAAAATATGTGTCACATAGCTCAGATAATCAGATGCGCTTAGTGCATGTATGGTTTAGAAAGATGGCGCAGTTTTTCAACAGAAAGCTGGCTGACAAGCTGACAGAAGAAAGTATTAAAGACTTAATGAAGCATAAGTTTTTATCTTCAACAGCAATCGTAGGCAAGACTGAATGCTATAAAGTCAAAAGCTTAAAAGACCTGGATATGGGCGAGATGCAATACTTCATGGATCAGGTGTACAATTATGCGACAGAGTATAGATGCAGGCTGCCAATACCGGAGCATAGTGAATACAAACAATTGAGGGATGTACAGAATGCGTAGCAGACCAGATCCAGATGTTTTAAAAGAATTTGCAAAAACACCCAGGCACTTAGAGATACTAGAGGCTGTCAAACAACATGGCAGCCACACAAAAGCTGCAGAAAGCATAGGCTGTGCCAGGCAGACTGTTGACGGTGTTGTAATGAGGTTAGAACGTAATGCTGCAGCCCAGGGCGTATCGCCGCATAGAGATCTAGTCCACCAGACTGCTGCCGGGTTTCAGGCAAAGCGTGTGTCAACAGCATATAAGGAAGATGGATCTGTGGCCCTGCAGTGGGTTATACAGGAGCCAGAAAAGGTTAGCCTCAAAGAGCGCCTAGACTTGATGATTGAGGGTGTAAAAGAAGATCTAGTTGGATATAAAGACCCTGCCCCGGCACCTGTTCATGTGGACCAGGATTATTTGGCTATGTATATGATTGGCGACCATCACTTTGGCATGCTTGCTGACTCTGAGTCCAAGGTTGATGATGATGACTGGGATATTAAGATAGCCACTGAGATTCTAATTGATGCTACTGACCGACTGGCTAACCGAGTAGGCAATGCCAAAACAGGTGTATTGCTTAACGTAGGCGATTTTTTTCACGCTGATAGTAGTTTTAACACTACAACTAAGGGAACGCCTGTAGACGTAGACACACGCATTGGCAAGACCTTCAAGCTGGCAGGACGGTTGTTTAACATCCTAATCGACAAGATGCTGCAGACCCATGAAAAGGTTGTTGTGGTTAATGTGCGCGGCAACCATGACTATGATATGGCTTGCCACCTGTCGAGCTGCTTAGAGCTGCTGTATAGCAAAGAGCCAAGGGTTGATATTGTTCAAAACTACAGCAAGTTTATATCCTACCAGTGGCACAACAATCTATTCGTGTTTCACCATGGCGACCGCATCAAGCACGAGCAGATTCTACAGACGGTGATTAAAAACCTAGACGATGAATGGGCAGAGTCAAAGAACCGATATTGCCATCTGGGGCATATACACCACCACCAAGCCAGAGAGGTAGCAGGAATGCATTTTGAGCACTGGGGTGCCCTGTGCAGTACCGATCAATGGCACAGCGATTCGGGCTACGGAGCAGAGCGCAGCATGAGCGCAGTCGTATATCACAAAGACAGCGGTGAAGATTCTAGAGTAAAAATAAAGGTAGGAAAATAATGAATTGTTGGTGCTGCGGTACAGATCTAATTTGGAATGCTGACCATGATGTTGAAGATAGCGAAGAGTTTGTTATGGTTACACATTTAAGCTGCCCAAACTGTGATGCATGGGTAGAGTTTTACACTGCTAAGGATAAAGATGATGAGCAAGGTGATTGACTTTCCTAATAACGCTACAAAGATGACTAAGCTATACTGCGAAGAGTGCGAGCACCCACTAGAGTATTGGCTCGGCGATGATGATGCAGCCTACGGAATATGCCCCAGGTGCGATCTGCATAGACCAGACACTTTGACGATAGATTACGGAAGTGGAACTGAGCACTGATGGCTAAGAGAAAAAAGCTGACAATTGCTGGTGAGATAGAAAAAGCTGCAGTTACGATGCAGAAGCTAGTACGGATGAAGGCAGCTGATGATAACGGATATGTTAGCTGCGTGACTTGTGGTCGGGTTGCTCACTATAAGACTATGGACGGTGGTCACTATTTCTCTAGGCGACATACCAGGCTGAAGCTGTTTACCGGCAACTGTCATCCACAGTGCAAAAGATGCAATATGATGATGGGCGACCCAATAATAAACGACGCCTACAGAATGTATATTATCAATACATACGGACAGCGACGCCTGGACGCCATGAAAAAGCTTACACACTTGCCGCCTAAAAAATTCTACAGGCACGAAATCCAGGAGCATCACGAAGAGCTAAAAGCCCAGGTTAGAGAGCACAAAAAAAGACTTGGAGAAAGTTGACAATGTATACATATTTGATACAATAACAGCTCATTCAACGAAACAGAGGTTTTTCAAGATGCCTAAGACAAGATCAACTACGCTTTGCAAGCGCCTAAACGAAGCATTCCCAGGATGCAACGCAGTAACTTACGACCAGTGGACTGGTTCCGACAAGGTAGACCAGGATGGAATTTGGTTTCGTATGGAAGGCGAGTGCGCACCTGATGGCCTGCCACTGTACGACTACTGGTCTATGGATGGTGAGATGTACCACAAAGACCTGGTTGCTATGTTAGATAAGCATGGCTTTTTCTGTGAGCCATACGATGCTGGCACACTAATGGCGCATAGGGTTTAATCATGGAAGCTCATAAGCATTTAATAGATTGGGCCATCACTAATGGCTATGTTGTACAGGTTGAAGTAGAAGAAGAGCTTGAGTATGAGGGTGCTAACTACGATCTTGCAGTAGAAGCATCTGAGGCTGGTGATATCGGCTGTATAACTTTAGGTAAGCGAGGGTACATTCCTGGCAATCAAGGTTACGCTGAGTACAATTTTGAGTATGTTGTACACTTTGCCTATGTACATGAGTACGTACAGCAAGATGATGAGATCATCTATGACTGGATCGACAACAAAGTAAGTCGTGAGTGGCGTAAAGATTATGAAGAGCTGATGGAGATAGAAGCATGATTAGTGATTTAAAAAGATTAACTGCTGCTGGACACCGGCGCACAAAACAGCTTTTGCTGGATGGAGAGGAATGGGTTGGAACACAAGGCAGTTACATTGGCATACTGGAATACTATGTCGCTTTAATGGCCCAGGACGACCAGGAAACATTTGAGCAGCTTTTAGAGGAGTTGAAACATGTACCAGCCAACGACGACAAGTGAGCCAGGTCTCACTGAGGTGTTTGGACTTTTGTTTGTTTGGGCGTTGATTTTGGCCCTAATTTATATCTGCAGCGCTGCTGTTGTTCATGTAAAGCATGAGCAGGAAAAGTGGAAGATCCGTCAAAGGGCAAGACGTATAGCTAAGATAAGGGAGGCTAGAAATGCGTCCAACATTTGAATTTCATTATAACGGCGACTCTGACGACGAGGTGCCCACAACTCTTAGAGTTTGCATACTTAAGCCGCACCTGACCAGGAATGAGCTTGTAGAGGAATTTGAGCACTTTATGAAGGGATGCGGTTATCACTTTATGGACGACGAGTGCATTGCAATAACTTCAAAAGAAAATGTATAATTATTTTCGACTAGGCTCCCTCTTGCCCTTGAAGCAGGCTTGCCGCACCTGTAGTCACAACGCGGCACTAATTCATCACTATGAGGATATGTAATGGCAGCACATCACGGCGGTAAGGGCGACTCGGCCAGACCTATGAGCGTAGACTCCCGCACGTTTAGTAATAACTTTGACGCTATATTTCGCAAAGACAAAACTAAGCCTGGCTCTGATCGCCGGGTAGACCAATCTAAAAAACGAGGTGAAAAGAAATGAGAAGACTATTAATTTTATTGCCGTTTATTGTAGCGGCTAACTATGCTGACGCAGCATGTAGCTATAAGACTGATTCCTGGGGTAACACTAACTACACTTGTAACGGTGCATCAGGAACCCTAAAAACCGATAGCTGGGGTAATACCAGGGACTCACGTACAGGAACAACTTACAAAACTGATTCCTGGGGCACTACAAGAGGATCTGACGGTTCTAGCTGGAAAACTGATAGCTGGGGAACAACTAGGTTTAACGACGGCACAACGTCTAAGACGGATGCCTGGGGTAACACACGATATAGCGATGGCACTGTATGTCGTACAGATTCCTGGGGTACAACTCGCTGTGATTAAAGGTACTGATGACGTTATAACGCTAATAGCTCTAGGCATGGCTATTGCAGCAATCATTTGTGATTTATATTCTTAGGTTTACATGCCAAATAACGCATATTAGATATGCATAACTATCACTACAAGTAATATACGGCGTCTTATACAATGGCGCCGTTTTCAATTCTACTACTTAAAAAGGTGATACTGTGCTACTGCTGGATACTTACATTGTTTTAACTATAACCGGACTAATACTTGTAGGTTGGCAGAGCTTAAGACATTAATGTTCACATATTGGTTATTTTTTATACAAACTGTTATACAATTGTGTTGCACACATAACCCAGGAGGTTACTATGAGCAAACAATTATGTTTAATAGCACGTATAGAAGAGTGCTTAGAGAATGGTTGGTTTGACCTGGCGGCTCAGGTTGATACATTAACTCAGACGTTAATTGACTATCCACAAATAGGGGCGGAGACAAAGGTGGCACTGTTGCACTGGTGTAGTTTAGTAGATGAAAGGTCTAGCAAGCTTCCAATGCCAGAAGAGCAGGTTGCACTACTCAATCCCTCTATGCAGATATCTAACGAATTTGGCACAGAGATCTAACATGGCAAGACCAACAAATATGACCGACCAGGTCGTAGAAAAAGCTAAAGACTACGTTGATAACTACCACAAGTACGGCCATGCAGTACCGTCGGTGGTTGGTTTATGTAAGGCGATAGACAGAGCAAGATCTACTGTTTACGACTGGGCCTCACAAGAAGACAATGAGTTTTCGGACATATTAGAGGCAATCAACGAAAATCAAGAGCTAGTGACCTTTAATCAGGCGCTGCTGGGGGAGTACAACGCATCAATCGCTAAGCTGCTATTAGGTAAGCATGGCTACACTGATAAGCAAGAAGTCGGTGGTATGGATGGAAAAGCTATAGAGCTTGTATCCAAGATTGAGCGCGTGATTATTGATGGCTAAGACACTGCAGATTGATACGCCAAGGTGGGCGCTTCCCTTGTTGAAGCCTTCACGGTATAAGGGTGCTCACGGTGGTCGAGGTAGCGGCAAGTCACACCTGTTTGCTGAGCTGCTAATTGAAGAGCATGTAAGAGACCCAGAAAGAAACACAGTCTGTGTACGTGAGATACAAAAGTCTCTGGGCCAGTCTGTAAAGAAGCTGCTAGAGATTAAGATAGAGTCTCTGGGGGTGCAAAAGTATTTTGACGTCCAAGATACTGTCATCAAGTCTAAGTTTGGCTCAGGCCGTATAATCTTCCAGGGTATGCAGAACCATACAGCAGACTCAATCAAGTCTCTGGAGGGCTATGACTGTGCCTGGTGCGAAGAAAGCCAGTCAATGAGCCAGCGCAGCCTGGATCTGCTAAGACCTACAATCCGAAAGCCTGGCAGCGAGCTATGGTTTACATGGAACCCTAGTAAAGAGACAGACCCAATTGACCTGCTGCTGCGTGGCGAAAACCCGCCAAATGATGGTGCTGTTGTCGAGGTTAACTACTGTGACAATCCTTGGTTTCCAGAAGTGCTTAAGGCTGAAATGGAGTATGACCAGGGCAGAGACTACGATAAGTACCTGCACGTTTGGATGGGCCAGTACGTTAATAACAGCGATGCTAGAGTATTCAAAAACTGGCGTGTAGAGGACTTTGAGACACCTGGTGAAGCTGTGCCAAGGTTTGGCGCTGACTGGGGATTTAGTAATGACCCTACCGTATTGATCCGCTGCTGGGTAGAAGGTCTGACACTGTACATTGACCATGAAGCTTACATGGTTGGCTGTGAGATAGTTAATACGCCATCCCTGTTTATGACGGTCCCTGACTCTGAGAGATTCCCTATTATTGCCGACTCTGCCAGGCCAGAAACAATTAGCCATATGAGGCAGAACGGATTCCCGAAAATAATGTCTGCAGTTAAAGGTCCTAAGAGCCTGGTCGAAGGAATTGAGTTTTTAAAAAATTACGATATTGTTGTTCATCCCAGGTGCAAACACACCATTGATGAGCTGACAATGTACAGCTACAAGATAGACCCGCTAACAGATCAAGTGCTGCCAGTGCTAGAAGATAAGCACAACCACCTGATAGATGCATTGCGCTACGCATGTGAGGCTATTAGAAGGACAAAAAACAAAAAGCCTAAAGATGTAACGCCATTGCCAACATACAATAGATGGTAGACAATACCTGGAATATGAGGATCGAAAATGGCCATCA